AAAGTAATTTAGTTTTATTGTAGCGTAAAGAAAAAACCCCACCAATAATTGATGAGGTTCTTTACTGCTTTGCTTTTGCAACTTAATAATACAATTAATAAGTTGAAGTATCAAGAGGTGAGTTAACTGTTAACTGAACCAATGGAATTAAGTCAGCATCATATGTGATTGCCCACTTGTTAGCTGTTGCTAAGTTCGCATTAGTTGGGTTGTCTCCAGCGTCATTCCACTTAGTACCCATAACGTGATACGCAGTGTGATAATCAACAGATAGAACATCTTGCTTAGAAAGAATGTTTCTTTCAGCTTCAATTCTTAGTGCAGATTGCTGACCTTCTAGAATTGTTCCAGAAGTTGTTAAGTAACAGAAGAACTCAGTTTGATGACCAGATGAACTAGATGGTGCAACTGTGTTAACCGCAGAGTCAACAACAACTGTACATCCAGCAAATTCACCAACTGCTCTATCGCTGATACCAACACCACCGCCACCCCATGTGAGGTTAGTTCCTGTTGATAATGCAGAAGTAGAGAATGTTAACATTCCAACTTGATACAAGTAGTAAGCAACTGTTGGGTGAACGATAAGAATATCTAGATCCTCACCACGCTCTCCAAGCAAGTTTCTTGCTCTTGCAATAGTTGAAGCTGTTAAAAAGTTAACTTCAGTAGCACTAGCACCAGCTTTTGCTACGTCTAACTTGTTAGCTCCAAGTGCAGTTCCAAATAAACCAGCTAAATGTGAAAACAGTCTAGCGTTGTTTAATTTGTTGATTGCATCTGCAAGTTGGTTTCTGATGTGACCCATAGGATCTTCACCAGCAGCTAAAACTGCAATATCGTCTACAGCATATGCAAATGCTCTATGACAGATAGTTGCAATTTGTGTTCCTGTACCAATCTTCTGGGGTGTTAAATAACCAGCAGTAGATGTACCCCAGTTTGCAGCACCAGTTAGAATTTCTTCTGTTGGAGCGATTGGGTTGAACTCAGGAACTTGGATTCTAGTACCACCTTCACTTGCATCCATTAATGAATTACGAGTGATAGCACCAGATTTAATAAATGCACTACGCTCTTTTATAGCTTCGGAAACGTATGTGCTGAGATTATTTCTCTTTACGATGTCCGCTAATAGGACACCGCCCGAATAATTCTGAAACGGAGCAGCCATTCAGATTTACCTTTTGAAGTTTTGCGATACCCTAGCCACAGACTAAGGAAGTTATTTCACAGAAATAAACTTATTTAGATTGAGCCTCTTTCTTCAGCACTGCTGCCAGATCGGGGTTCTCATTCTCCATTATAAGCTGTTGAGTCAAATTGCCAGTACTCCACGGATTTTCTGAACCACCTGATACATTTCCTACAGGACTTGGTTTTGCTCCCATTCCAGCAGCAGTACTTGGTTTGAAATGATGCTCCCAACCACTACCAGGATTTTTGAGACTCGTGAGATAAGTTCCTAAATCTTGTTCAACTCCACCATTTAATACAACCACATCACCTTTATCGTTCTTTTGTAGCTTTCCTTGTAATAAAGACAAAGTTTGTTCTGCGTTTATCGCTCCAAGATTACTAATAGCTGAAAGTGCTGTTTGTTTTGTCGTAGCTACTTCATTAGAAGTTTTCATTTCTTCTAACTGTTGAGCTAATGTATTAATTTTTTGATCTTTTTCTTGTGCTGTCTTATTAGCTTCTTCCCACAACGTTTTCCATTGACCTTGATCTTCTAGTTCTTTGGTACGTTGTTCTTCTTTTTGCTTATAAACATCATCTAACTTAGTTTTGATGCCTTTAAATTTCTCTTCACCTTCTGCTACTTGTTTTTTAAGTGCAGATAGTTGATTTTCATATTCTGTTTTTACAGAATCTAAATTTGGTGCAGTTGGTTGTGAAGGAGTGTCAGCCACAGGCTGTTCAGAAGAAGTCACGGACTCAGACTGAACTACTTTTTCTTCGATCATTATTCAGGTGAAGTAAATTTTTGAATTTCGGCAATTAATTCTGCCTTGTTATGTCTTTTATCTAACTCAAGACCAATGGTACGACCATAAGTTTCAAGTTGAGCTTTAGTCATCGCTTCAAAATCAGCAGTAGTTTCTTTTTGAACAGGAAGTGCTTCCTTCTTTTCAACAACAGGCTTACTTTCTACAGGTAATGTAGATTTAACAGCAGGAATTTCTGCCATTTGCCATTTAAAACTACCGTCAGGTTGTTCAACGTAGTCTAAAAATTTGGACATAACTTATATGTACTTACACACTATTGTAGCAAACTATTCGGGTTTGGCCTCATTTGATGTAGGTAAAACTTCACCTTGAACAAGAATATCTCTAAATTCTTCTCTATCTATTACTTGCTGGTCAAATAATGAGGTTAATGCTGTAATATCTTGGCCTATTAGTCTTTCAATATCAAAGTCTCTGCTTATTTTTACTTCTGGTGGCTCGATTCCAACATACTCGGCTGAAAGATTGAAGGCTTTTTGTAACTTTTGCTCTAGTTCCATAGAAACCATTGCCAACATGGAGTTTGTGTCTACACGATCTAAACGTCTAGCGTCTGCGGATTCTGCTACAAACTTCTGTTGTGATAATGTACTGATACCTAAAGTTGCCATTTGCATCTGTAATTCTTTTATTTCGGCTGATTGAGCATCAAAAGCACTAGAAGCTGGTTCTACATAATAAACTTTGTTACCAGGTTGTGTAGCCATTGCGTAATTAACAGATATAGCTAAATCTTTGGTCTGATCATCATATCCTTCCATAACAAGCATTGGTTGTGATGCAACGTGCAAGCTATGTATTAAATCAGCTTGTCTTTGGAAATGTGCAAGATTTAAATAGGCAATATCCAATAAAGGTGGTTTGCTTGTCATATTATCTACTTTTCCAGAATAAATAGTAACTAAAGGTATTTCACCTAAAGAAAACTGTCCTGATTCTGATAATTTAAAATCTTTTTCATTAGGTGTGCCTGACATATTACCTGCATAAGCACCATCATTTTCTTCATACATATCTTCTACCGTTTCTTTTTTTCTAAAAACACGATACCTTCCAGGTTCTATTACTCTCATTTGGTCATATATTTTTTCACCGAAAGCACCATCAGGTAATACTGCTTTTTCTGCTATTCTTACCTGTATTAACTTTCCATAATTAGATTCTCGATCAAGCCTCCAACCATAAATATTCGTAGGGTCTACTTCGATCCAATAAGGTCTACGATTTTGTTGTCTTTCTTCTGCAAGTGTTAATGCACCAGAAGGTGCAGGATAATCTACAAGAATATGACTTTGACCATAAGTAAGAGAACACATTAATAATCTTCGTGCGTATTCATCCAAATCTGACCCACAACCATCAACATCTGCTTTAAACATTTCTGTCCAGTATGGATCGCCTATTAATGATATTGGTTTGCGAAGTACAAGACCTGATGCTGCTCTTATTAATCTTTGGGTAAACGGACTGAATACTGCACGATTAACTCTTGCAAGGTAAGCGTCATAATCTTCTCTTGGTTCTAACGGTAAAAATGCTTCACTATTTTCTCTTAAATATTCTGTACCTTCACTAACAGCTTTCATTATTTCCCAACCCTTAACCATGTCTAATACTGCACGATTTCGAGTAAAAGGACTATCAGTACTGCCAATATATGTAGTAGAAGTAATGTTTGTTTTAAACATTCCTGGTAGTGCGTAAGTCATTAATTACATCTCCATCGTTTTAATGCTAATCCTTTTCTAGTTAATTTACCGCCTTTACTTGTTGGGCCTTTGACTCCTTTCATTCTGGCACAAAATGATTTTCGTCTAGCTGCCCTTTTTCCAGTTGGACTTTTTTCTGTTACAGGTGCTTTTAAATTGCTTCCTGTGGCACGATTATATTTTGCTCTACCTTTAG